CCGGTGAAAACCTGTCCCGTGTGCTTTACCACTGTGCCTTCCATCGTCACCGACTGCGCTTGTGGCCACCACTTCGAGCCCGTTGGCCGCGAGATCGAAGAAGTGGATGGGCAACTCGAGGAGATCACCGCTGCCGCCGCCAAGGCCCAGGCGGTCAAGGAGCGCAAGATGGAGCAGGGCAGGTCGCAGACCGAGGCCGACCTGATTCGCATCGGCCACGCCCGTGGCATGAAGAGGCCAGAATTGTGGGCTCGCCACGTGCTCCGCGCCCGCGCCGCCAAGGAGGCCCAGAAGCGATGAGCTGCGCTGGTTGCAACCGCCTGGAAACCGACCAGGTCGTGAAGTTGATCGACGGCACCACGGTGTGCACCTACTGCGAGGCCTGGCGTGCTGAGTGCGAGGCCCGCCACATCCTGTCCATCCCCGACAAGGTCGCCCGGCGCGAGTACCTGCGCGGCCGTGAGGAGGCGGGCAAGATCGTCAAGCGCGGCATCCTGCAGGTGCGCGGCGAGAAGGCGTGCCAGGAGCTCGAGGCCTTGGTGCGGCGTGTTTGGGAGCATGGCAGGCGATGAGCGAGACTGATTTAATGCATCAGATCATGATTGCGCTGTCTACCGACGGGCACTTCGTGGCCAGGGCCAATGTGGGGCTGTTTTTCACCAAAGATGGTCGGCCTGTCAAAACAGGTCTGCCAGTTGGGTTTTCCGATGTGTTTGGCCACCGAGAATCTGATGTTCGAGCCTTTTATTTGGAAGTCAAAACACCGGACGCAAAGCCAACATCAAAAAAATCTCGCGACGCCAAATTGCAAGAAATGAAGGATGCAGGCTTTTCGACGATTGAGTTGCTCCGGGCGGACAGCTGGATGAGGATAGGCGCAACCCCTGATCAGGCGCAATTCCTGACGGCCATGAAAAAGCGAAAAGCCATCGCGGAAGTTGTGCGCTCCGTGGAGGAGGCCCGGCGCGCGCTTGAGGGTTGATGGTGGCAGGACTTGATACCGGCATTTCCCCGTCATCCACTGACGGGCCGTTCTCCAAAACTTGAACTACACCGTCACGGCTGCGGACTGTTCCGGACCTCCGAGAACCCCCAGAGGACAATCCGCATGCGTGATGGTAGCGGGCCACCGAATCGAACGGTGCGCGATAAGGCTTATGAGACCTTCCGGTGCCCAGCACCACCCGCACGCAAATCGTACCATAACCGTTGCGCAAAACCGCACATTTATTTTCGCAGGTGTTGCGTTTTTCCGCCCGCACGCCCTTATACTGTTCACGGGGCTTGACCGGTCTGATCCACCGGTGACAAGGCCTGACCCTGGCGAGGGCTGCCCCACCTTTTATTCGCCAGCCAACAGACGCCAGGTATGCAACGAACAAAAACTACAGGGCCAAGAGACCCCATTTCCCTCGAGACAGCGGAGCGTATGCTCTCATTCGTTCGCGGCGTCGATGACCGCGAGACCTGGGTGAAGATGGCCTTCATCCTCAAAGAAGAATTCGGCGAGCCCGCCTTCGAAGCGTGGGACGCCTGGAGCCAGCAGGGCTCGAACTACAACGGCCGCGACGCACGCGACGTCTGGAAGTCCTGCAAGCCTGGCGGCGGCTCCAACCGCGCTACCATCGGCACCCTGATCGCCTTGGCCAAAGAGGGCGGTTACAAATCAACAGCCCAGGACCGCAAGCCGGTCGACCCCGAGGAACGTGCCCGCCGCATCGCCGAGCGCGAGGCCCGCATGGCAGCCGAGGAGGCCCAGGCCAAAATAGAGCGCGACGCCGCTGCCACCCGCGCCGCCGAGATGTGGGCTCGGGCCACCACGGTCACCAGCCACCCCTACCCTCAGCGCAAGCAGATCGAGCCCGAGGGTGCCCGCATGCTGGGCGACGAGCTGCTTATCCCGCTGCGTCACGGCCCCGGCGCTTTGGTCGGCCTCCAACGCATCAAGTCAGACGGCACAAAGCTGTTCCTCAAAGGCACACCATCGTCTGGCGCCTACACCGTGCTGGGCAAGCCCGACAAGCAAGGCACCGTGGTGATCGCCGAGGGTTGGGCCACTTGCTGCTCCATCCGCATGGCCACCGGGCACTGCGTGGTTGTTGCCTTCAACGCCGGGAACCTGGAGCCGGTTGCCCGCAAGATTCGCGCCGCGCTACCCGAGGCCCGCCTGATCATCGCGGCCGACGACGACGCTCAAACCGAGGGCAACCCCGGCCTGACCTACGCCCGCAAGACCGCCCAATCCGTCAACGCGCTGCTAGCCATCCCGTTCTGGAACGTCTCAACGCGGGGCACCGGTACCGACTTCAACGACCTGCACCTGGCCGACGGCCTGGCCGCCGTTGAGGACTGCATCATGAAGGCAGGCTCACCGGATGAGCCACCGCCAGAAAAACAACCGATTCCACCCGATTCGGACCCGTTTCCATCCGATTTTGAGCCACCCTGGGATGACCTGCCGCCCGACTTCGATGACGCGCCCATCCCCGACGTCTCTGACCACGCCGGGCAGACGCCCCCGCCCCCCGAGCCACCCCGAGCCCCTGACAACATCCCACCGGACAGCCACGATCAGCCGATGATCTTCTCGAGCTCGCCCATGAAAACGGCCGAGCTGTTCCACGAGACCCTGCCCGAGCGCGGCCGCATCATCCACTGGCGCGGCGAGTTCTACAGCTGGGACGCCACGCGCTACGTCACTCGGGACCGGGTCTACATCGACCAGCGCTTGTACCACTTCATGGCCGGGTGTCTGACGCTCAAGGTCAACCTCAAAACGGGCGACAGCGAGACGGTGGCCTTCAACCCGAAAACCAGCACGGTCAACGACGTCGCTCACGCCCTGCGCGCGGTCTGCTACGCCGACCTGCCTGAGCCCCAGGTCTGGATCGAGCAGCAGCAGGGGGACTTCCCCGCGCACGAGATCGTGGCCTTCAAAAACGGCTTTCTGCACCACCCGACGCGGACCATCATGCCCTCGACCGACCGGCTGTTCTGCGTTTCCTCCCTGGACTTCGACTACGACCCCAGCGCCAGCGAGCCCACCGAGTGGCTGAAGTTCTTGCACAGCCTCTGGCCCGACGACCCCGAGTCCGTGAGCACCCTGGCCGAGATGTTCGGCTACCTGCTGACCGACGACACCAGCCAGCAAAAGATGTTCATGCTGATCGGCCCCCCGCGCTGCGGCAAGGGCACCATCCTGCGCATCCTCGAAGCCTTGGTCGGGTACGCCAACCGCGTCAGCCCCAGCCTCGCCTCCCTGGGCACGCAGTTCGGCCTGCAGCCGCTCATCGGCAAGCGCCTGGCCATGATTTCGGACGCCCGCCTCTCCGGCCGCGCCGACCAACAACCGATTGTGGAAAACTTGCTGCGGATCTCGGGCGAGGACACCATCACGATCGACCGCAAGAACATGACCGCCTGGTCCGGCAAGATGGCCATCCGCTTCGTGCTGGCCTCCAACGAGCTGCCCGCCTTCTCGGACGCCTCGGCCGCCCTGGCCAACCGGTTTTTGCCCTTCAAGTTCAACACGAGCTTCCTGGGCAAAGAGGACCATGGCCTCACCGCCCGCCTGCTCAAAGAGCTGCCCGGAATCGTCCTGTGGGCCCTCGAGGGTCTGGCCCGTCTGAACCAGCGCGGCTACTTCCAACGTCCCACCTCGGCCGACGAGCTGGCCTCCGACCTGGTCGATCAGACCAGCCCGATCCGCGCTTTTGTGGACGAGATGTGCGTGGTCAGCGAGCACGCCCAAGCCGATCGCGACGAGCTTTTCAAGGCTTGGAAGAAGTGGTGCGAGGCTCAGGGCCGCGATCACGCAGGCACCAAAGTGTCCTTTGGCCGCCAACTTTCGGCCGCTTTCCCGGGCGTCAAACGCAGCCAACCGCGCACTTCTGGCACAGGATCAACCGGCGCGGAATCCTGTGCCACGGATGGTTCTGGCACAAGATTGAACCTTTACACCGGGATCCGGCTGCGTCATGACTGGGAGGCTGCCGATGAACCGTTCTGATTTTACGTCTTGGCACAAGATCAAACCTGTGCCAGCACAGGATAAATCACCTTTGGCACAAGATCAAAAAAACACGCAACCCATTGATTTATAAAGACTTTTTACCTTTGGCACAGGATGGCACAAGATAAAACGCCTATATTCACATGCACATACGCACACACACACGCAAGAAAGAACACGGTGAAAATGTCTGCTTTTATCCCGTTCCACCCGTGCCATCCTGTGCCAGCATCAGCTGTTGCATAATCTGCAACCACTGACCCACCCGTCAAAAACCACACCATCAAACCGGAGCCCGCATGAAAAACCAGCCCGTTGAATCCACCACGGAAATTACCGCCGAAAAACTCACCGGAAACCCTGCCGACAAAATCGAACAGTGGAGCATCGACAAACTTATCCCCTACGCACGCAACAGCCGCACCCACTCAGACGAGCAGATCGGACAGATCGCAGCCTCGATCAAAGAGTGGGGTTGGACCACGCCCATCCTGGTCGATGAGCAAGGCGGCATCATTGCCGGACACGGCCGCACGATGGCCGCACAGCGCCTCAAAATCAAAACAGTCCCGGTCATGGTCGCCACCGGCTGGTCCGAGGCCAAGAAACGCGCCTACATCATTGCCGACAACCGCCTTGCCCTGAACGCCGGGTGGGACAACGCCATGCTGGCCACCGAGTTTAAAGACCTGATGGACCTCGGCTTCGACGTTGGCCTCACAGGCTTCACCGAAGAAGAGATCGACGCCCTGATGCCCCTGGAGCTGGAGGAAGGCCTCACAGACCCCGACGACGCGCCCGAGGCCCCAGCCAACCCCGTCACCGTCCAAGGCGACGTTTGGGTCATGGGCAGCCACCGACTGCTCTGCGGCGACTCCACCAGTATCGACGACCTGGAAAAGCTCTGCGCTGGGCAACCTGTGGACATGTGGCTCACGGACCCGCCATACAACGTGGCCTACGAGGGCGGCACCAAAGAAAAGCTCACCATCAAAAACGACTCGATGGGCGACACTCAGTTCCGCGAGTTCCTGCGCGATGCCTACACCGCAGCAAACGCGGTCATGAAAGCCGGGGCGGTTTTCTACATCTGGCACGCCGACAGCGAGGGCTACAATTTCCGAGGAGCCGCCAAGGACGCCGGTTGGACCGTGCGCCAGTGCCTCATCTGGAAGAAGTCCAGCCTCGTGCTCGGCCGCCAGGACTACCAGTGGCAGCACGAGCCATGCCTCTACGGCTGGAAGGACGGCGCGGGCCACCTCTGGGCTGCCGACCGCAAGCAGACCACCATCCTCGAGTTCGACAAGCCCGCCCGCAACGGCGAGCACCCAACCATGAAGCCCGTGGCCCTCTTCGAGTACCAGATGCTCAACAACACCAAGGGCGGCGACATCGTCCTCGACAGCTTCGGAGGCTCCGGCACCACCCTGATCGCAGCCGAGAAAAACGGCCGAGTTGCCAGGCTCATGGAGTTGGACCCAAAATACTGCGACGTGATCGTCACCCGCTGGCAACAGTTCACCGGCAAGCACGCGCACCTGGAGGCCGACGGGCGATCCTTCACCGAGGTGATGGGCGAACGCAGCCCCAACAGCCTGATCGGGAGCGAGATCGGGAAGGCCGACAAACCCAAGGCCGACAAGACCAAACCGGCAAAAAAGCCGGATTGATGACCAAAACCAACCGAATCACTGCACTGAAAGGAGCGATTCATGACAAAAACGACTGAAAAATCGGTTTTAAAAAAACCAGGCAAAAACGGCGGGGCTCGTCCTGGGGCTGGCCGACCTGCATTTGAACCCACGGAAACCGAGCGAAAGCAGGTGGAAGCCCTGTCGGGCTACGGCCTGCCGCTTGAGCAGATCGCCGTCCTGGTGCGCAAAGGCATCAGCGCCGAGACCCTGACGACGCACTTTGCCGAGGAGTTGCTCAGCGGCAAGGCCAAGGCCAACAGCCAGGTTGGGCGCACCTTGTTCCAGAAGGCGACGAGCGGCGACACGACGGCCATGATCTGGTGGACCAAAACCCAGATGAAGTGGTCCGAGACCCAAAAGCACGAGCACACCGGCAAGGACGGCGGCGCGATTGCTGTCTCCAGCGTTGACCTCAAGGGCCTCAACGACACTGAGTTGGCGCAAATGCAGGCGCTGTTGCAAAAAGCAAACAACAAAGACGAATGAACACCATGAACAAACCCACCCTTCCCGAGTCCCCCTTGCCCGCCCTGCTTGACCACGACGGTCGCTGTCAGGCCTTGTTACCTGAGGACCTGGTGCGCCAGCACGGCGAGGACATGA